CGCCGCCATCGCCAAGGCGGAAGGCCGATGACCTGCCAGCACTGCTTCCACGTCCGCACCGCCCACCCGTCCGGCTACTGTCGCGCCTGCCGCATCTGGCTCCAGTACCTCGGCATGAAACTCCGCGCCGGAGGCCGCTGACATCATGGCTGCAGGTATTCTCCCGAAACCCGGCGCCAAGGGTGGCCCCTGCCCGATGCGCTGCCGCCACCGCGACTGTGCCCAGACCCGGCAGGACGCCCAGACCCCCTGTCGCTTCTGCGGCGCCCCCATCGACTACGACGCGCCGTTCTACCGGTCACCGCTCTCCGGTGACCTCGCCCACGCCGTCTGTCTCGAAACCGCCGCCGAGCAGCACGACGCCCGCGTCGGACTATTCGGCTAACCCGCACACAACACAGACTTAAAGGAGACTGCCCATGATGACCGTCAAGATCACTCCGAACGACAAAGGCAACCCGCCCGGCAAATTGGCCGACGCCGAACTGCACTTCACCGAGGGCCCGCTCGCCGGGCTCAAGCTGATCGGCTTCTCGATCTGGGAACGGCGCGGCGGCAGCGGGCGCAACGTCACGTTCCCGGCCCGGCAGTATGCGGTCAACGGCGAGCGCCGCTCGTTCGCCCTGCTCCGGCCCATCGAAGACCCGACCGCGTCGGAGAACGTGCGCCAACTAATCCTCGACGCCTACGCGGAATACGAGCAGGCGACCGAGCAGGACGGCCCGCGCATGTCGGCCACGGCGTAACACCCCCCCGCTCGACGGTCCCACCCCCGACCGCCCGGAGACGGCCCCTGCGCCGCTCCGGGCCCCGCCTTTGCCTTGACAGCCCGGCAGCCTCGGCCGCACACTGCCCCGGTATGCGGTTCCACGAATGAACCCGCGCCCTGCCGCCGACACGCCGGAGGCCGCGCAGCGAAATCTCGAGCATCTCGCCGCCCGCGTGAAGGACACGTCGAGCGCCGTCGCCGTCCAGCACCTCGCGGCCGGGCACGCCGAGCGCCCGCCGCCAGGCACGCCCGCCGACCTGATTCGGCGCATCAAAATGGCGTGCCTCTACCTGCGGCCGAGGAACCCGACCCGGCTGATGCTCGAAGAATGCGTCCTGGCGGTGACGGAGCTGACGCTCCGGCTGCGCGACAGCGAGACGGCGCTCGCGTACGAGCAGGGCAAGACGCGCGGCCTGCAGCCACAGTTGCGCGATGAGGCCGGGCGTCTGGTGCCACTCATTCTCCCCACTGATGTTCCAGCCCCCTCCGATGGTCCGGCGCCAGAAGATGGCACCACGGTCGAGCGTACGCCAACGGCGACCAATCCCGGCGAAGCGCTCGACGCCGGTCAGCGGTGCCCCGCCACGCCGACCGGTGAGCACTGGTGGGCCCGGCGGCGCGACGGCCGCTGGTGTACGTTCTGTAGCCGCATCGAGTTCGGGGAGTTGCCGTCCACGCGGCAAGGAGGCTGACCGTGCCGAGTTACAACGCGCGCGGCACGCGCCGCCGGACGGTGCGGAACAAGCGTCAAGGCAACTACAAGCCGCCGACCGAGGCGGGCCTCGCCAACCTGAAGCGGTGGGCGCCGGGCGTCAGCGGGAACCCCGGCGGACGGCCACGCGGCTTCGCCCGCATCATCCGCGAGTACTGCGGCGAGAACTTCGAGCGCATCGTCGAAGGGTTGTTCCTGATCGCCTACGGGACGGCACAGCAGCGGCGGGCGTACTTCGGGGAACGGGTCAGCGTCAGCACCCGCGAGCGGGTCTTGGCGATGATCGAACTCAGGGACAGCGGGCCCGGCCGACCGATGCAGCGGATACAGACGGGCGAGCGACTGGTGCCATTCTTCGCGCTGCCGCCCGGCCACGAGCGGGGGCCGTCCATCGTGTTCCCCGGCGAGGTGGTCGAGCAGCCCGCCCTGCCGCCGGCGCCGAGCGCCGCACCGCTGGACGCCAGCGCCGCGCCTGTGCTGCAGCCGCTCAAGGCCGTCACGCCGAACGGGAACGGGAACGGGAACGGCCACAAAGCCAACGGGAACGGCCATGGCTCGAACGGACATGGAGGCTCGAATGGGTCAGCGTAACACCCCACCGAAGCCCGTACGCGAGCGCCTTGCGGCAGCGGCCACGCGCCTGCACGCGCGTGGGCCCGGCGACGCCTACGACGCCGTCACCTACATGACGGGGCCCGCGCCGTCTGCCCCGCCGCCGGCCACGACGTCCTACCCGTTCGCGGTGAAGCTGGCGCGGCTGACGGCCGAACGGACGGTCCTGATCGGCTATCTACGGGTCAAGGCCGAGGCCGAAGACTGGCACGCCGTGGCGGACGCGGCGATGGACTTGCGCGAGCTCGACGCGCACCTTACCGCCAGCCGCGAGTGGGCCAAGTGACCGACCGCCGCCACAGTCGGGCCCGTCGCCAAACGCAGACCCTCGGCGCGTTCGAGTTCAGCTACCGCCACCGGCTGTCGTATGTGGTGCCACCGGTTGGGCCGGACGCGGCGCCCGTGACGGTTGGGCCAGGCCTGTGCCCGGCCGTCTACATCACGCGGAGCGGGGCGACGCTGTGCTGCTCCCACGAGGCGGGCCACGCGGGCGACCACCAAGTCATTCACCGAGGCGAGGGCGCGGTCCTTGGCGGATCGTCGTTCATCTTGCAGCAGTGGCGCGACCCCCCGGCTGCCGTCTCAGACCCGGCGGCCGGCCACGTCCACAATTTTGAGCACTACGACCCCTCGACCGGCGACGACCACTGCGCCTGCGGCGAGCGTCGCACGTACCTCGATAGGATCATGCAGCGGCACACACCAGAAAGGGCGGCACCATGAAGTGGATTCTGAAGTTCCGGACGAACAAGGGCGTCCAGACGGGCGCGATCGAGACGAAGACCGACCACCACGACGAGGCGCAGTTCATCGGGCGCAAGTACGTCGAGGCGCTGCCGACGCCTACGGCCCGATATGTCAGCGTCGAGCCAGCGGACCTGTGCTCGTACCGGCATATCCCGAACCTGACGCCGGACCAGCAGAAGCAGTTCGCGCTCGACCACGCGGCGCTGCTCGGACGGCTGGAGCAGTGGGAACGGGACGGTGTCGAGCGGGAGCGGAAGCAGGCCATCGCGGAAGGCCACGTCGAACCGGAGGCGCTGCCGACAGCGACGGCCAAGGTCAAGGCGCAGCCGCCGTCCCGCGTCGGCGCGTAGGACCGTTCGGTGCCCGCGTCCGGCGCACAGTTGGAGGCGTGGCTGCTGGCGCATCGGTGTCGACAGCCCGCCAGGAACGGCCGGGGCGAGACGCTCGCGCCCGTCCCGGCGCCGCAGTTCCTCACCGTGGACGAGCCGGGCGAGACGTTCCTGATCCGGTGGCCGAACTGCGGCTTGCGATGGTGGACGCGGGCCGCGCTCGTGACGAAGGGCGTGACGATCCCCGACCGGATGCTCGTCGATACGTGGCAGCCGACCGTTGAGGAACTGGACAGCTTCCCGGCGAGCCTCGCGGCATTGGTGCGGAAGGCGTTTCCCCAAGCCTGATGGACCCGACCCTTGTCGACCTGTTCGACGCCAACCTCGTCACCGAGCCGGTGGAGTTCGCCTCGCTGATGCAGGCGGGCGCGTTCGACTACGGCCCGGCGCCGCAGTGCCTCTCGGGCGGGTGGGGCAGCGGGAAGACGCATGTGGCCTGCCTGAAGGCGCTCTACCTCTCGACGGTCTACCGGCGGAACCGTGGCGCCATCTGTCGGCGTGTGGGGAAAGACTTGCGCGAAACGACGATGGCGACGTTCTACAAGATTTGCCCGCCGGACGCCTACGACGCCAGCCGGGGCGGACGCCGCAGCGACATGGGCGGCTACACCAAGCTCGCGGACTCGGAGAGCGAGATCCTCTGGCTGCACCTCGACGACCCGAAGACCACCAGCGTCATTCGCGGGCTCGAAATCAACTGGTTTCTGATCGACCAGGCCGAGGAAGACCCGGAGCGGATGGAGGAACTGTTCGACATGCTCCGGGCGCGGTTGGGCCGGTGGGACAAAGCCATCGTGCCGGACTGGATGATCGCGGACTTCGAGCAGCGCGAGGGCTGCGCGTGGCCGTGGCGGCATCCCAAGAGCGACCTGCCCGTCCCGCCGGCCTACGCGATGCTGTGCGTCAACCCAGAGGACGAGCTGCACTGGATCTACCGGCGGTTCCATCCCGACAGCCCGGAGCATCTGGAGCACTACCGGAAGCGCGGCTACAAGCTGTTCCACATGCCGAGCGCCGAGAACCGGTTTCTCTCGAAGACGAACCTCGAGTTCCTGCTCGACCACGACGAGGCGTTCGTGCGGCGGAACGTCGAGGGCGAGTGGGGCATCAAGGAAGGCGCCATCCACCTGATCTCGCCGCTGTCGGTGATCGACGGCTCGTTCGAGTTGCTGGAGCATGTGCAGCGGACGTGCCTCCTGTACCGGTCGCTCGACCACGGCGACACGGCGGCAACGTGCTGCCTCTGGACGGGGAAGGACCGCGACGGCAACCTGTGGGTCTTCCGCGAGTACTACCAGCCGAACGCCTTGGTGTCGACGCACCGGGGGAACATCACGGCGCTCTCGGAGGGCGAGCGGTACGAGGACAACCTCGCGGACCCGTCCATCTTCACGAAGATGCCGCAGAAGAAGGGCGGCCGGTGGAGCGTGGCCGACGAGTACTCGGACATGCTGGAGCAGGCCAAGGAGACGGCGATCAACTGGAACCCGGCCGACAACAACGAGATGGGCACGCGGAACCGCATCAACGAGTACCTGCGCGTCCTGGCGGACCACATGCACCCGGTGACGCGCGAACGGGGCGCCCCGCGCGTGTTCTTCCTGAAGAAGACGCCGCAGTACCCGCAGGGGTGCTACCATGTGCTCCGGCAAATCCGCGCACAGCGGCGGGTGAAGATTGGAACTGAATTGGGCCGGGCGATCTTCTCAGACGAGCGCGACCCGACCGTGATCGACCACGCATACGACCCGTTCCGCTACATCGTGGCGGCGCGACCGGCCCTGCCCCGCGCCGTCGATACCCCTCCGATGGGCAGCTTCCTTGCGGTACGCAAACAACTGAGACAGTGGCAGCGGCGGACTGCCCAAGGACACTGAAGCCATGGCGAAAAAGACCCGCCGACCGCCGAACGGTGCGCCCGTCGCGCCTCGTATGCCCGGAGGAATCCGCCCGCCGGGCGCACCGATTGACGACCGCATGTCCGGCCCCTCGGCCGCGATGGCGAACCCGGAAGGCCGTGCGTCGGCACGGGACCGAAAGAAGCCGGCGCCGGCGGCGGCGAAGGGCCCCGCGCCCGGCGAGGCCCGTGAGGTGCCGGAGAAGCTCCGGCGGCTGGCATCCCGCTGGCAAGGGCGCATCGTCACGGCGAACCGCGACTACGAGCAGTGGGAGAAGCGGTTTCAGTGTCAGCGGATCGCCCGTTACTGGGAAGGGAAGCAGTGGGGCGTCCTGCAGAACCAGCAGAACCTCTCGACCGAGCAGCAGCGGGAGCGGTACACCATCAACCTGTTCTTCGCCGCGGTCGAGGAATTGATCCCGACGCTGCTGCTCGACCGGCCGACCGTGAAGACGGAAGCCAAGCCGGGCGCAGACGGCCTGACGGTGGACGCTGCCGCCAAGTCGACGCTCATCGAGCGCACGGTGCAGACGTTCATCGACGAGCCGGAGACGAACTTCGCGGCCCTGACCGAATTGAGCGTCCGCGACGCGATGGCGCGGTTCGGCATGGTGGAGGTGGGCTACAGCGCGGATTGGGTGGAGAACCCGAACGCCGACCAGCCGATGACGAACGCGAAGGACGACCAACCGTTGGCGACGGACGACGGCGGCACCATCAAGCAGCCAGGCCGGCTCCCGACGCCGGGCAGTGAATGCTGCTACATCAAGCAGATCGCCGCCGAAGACTTCCGGGCGTGGCCGGGCCATCCGATTCTCGAATACAACCGGTGGGTGGCGTACCGCGAATGGCATCCGCTCGCGGCGGTGAAGGCGAACAAAGAGTACGAGTACACCGAGAACCTGAAGGAAACCGGGAAGGCGCCAGACCCGACGACGGACCTGACCGACGACCGCGTCGTGACGGCCGAGCACGAGGAAGACCCGGCGAAGCATCAGGGGATGGTCTGCCTCTGGCGCATCTTCGACCTCGACAACGACCTTGAGCATGTGCTCGCGGAGGGCCATCCGGCGCCGCTGATTCACGACAAGAAGCTGCCGTTCCTGCGCCTCGCCGGCCTGATCTTCTACCCGCGCAAAAAGAGCTTCTACCCGCTGCCGCCGGGCTACAACTGGCTGCACCCGCAGGACGAGATCAACGAGAGCCGGGAGATGCAGAAGATGCACCGGCGGCGCCTCGGCGTGCGGCGGTACATGCGCGAGGCCCGCATCGAGCAGGACGAGTGGGACAAGCTCGAGACGGGCGAGGACGGCGTCTGCATCACGGTCGACAAGGTGGACCCGTCGCCCATCATGCCGATTCCCGATGCCGAGAGCCCGAACTCGAACTGGCAGCAACTCGCGGCCACCGAGCGGGACTTCTCGATGGTGTCCGGTGTCGGCGGCGACGCGCGGGGCGTGCCGGAGTCCCAGACGGCGACACAGGCCAACATCATCAACCAGCGGTCGATGATTCGAGAGAGCGTGCTGCGGCTGAAAGTGGCGGCGTGGCTGTCGAAGATCGCGCGGCTGATGTTCCTGACGGCGCGGGAGCACATGGTGCTACCGATCAACGTGAACGTGAAGGGGCTTCAGGACGTGCGGAAGATCCCCGGCGTGATCAAGCAGATCGATACGTGGGCCCAGATTCGCGGGTCGGACTTCAAAGACCTCGACGTCGACGTGAAGGTCGACGTGACCTCCATGTCGCCGGTGGCGGAAGATCAGGAACGGCTGAAGTTCACGGCGGTGCTGCAGGCGATGGCGAACCAGAACATGCTCATCGTGCTGATGGAGCCGAACCCGACGACGCCGGAAGACCCGTCGCCGCTCCTGCGGAAGTTCCTGACGCTCTACGGCATCAAGAGCGACGGCGAGGTGCGCGAGATTTTCAGAATCGGGCAGATCCTCGTCAACCGGATGACGATGATGGCGGCGGCAGCGGTCGCCGGGCAGATGCAAGGGACGAGTGGTAGCGGCGGGGCCGCGAAGATGCCGCCGATGGCTGGCGCTCCTGCGGCGCGTCCAGCGATCGGGGCGGGCGGGTTGCCGGGGGCGGCGTCGCCCGGTGGCCCGGCGCCGTTCGGACAACCGCCGCAGCCGGCGGCCGGAATGCCGACGAGAGGACCGATGTAGATGGCAATAGCGAACACTCTGCGGCGTGTTCGGAAACAGCGGAAGGATGATCTCATCCAGAAACGCCTCGCGCAGCTTCACGATCGGATGGATCACTACGAGTCCCGTTTGCGTGCGGTCGAGCAACAGGGGCAGGCGCTCGCGGTCTTGCGAAATGCCCTACTCCGCGTCTGCGATCCACCGCGGGCGTCTCCGTGCCCGTCCATCGAGCCACCACGTCCGGAATGGCCAAAAAAGACCTCAAAGGTTGGGTGGTAGGACGTGGCTGACCCGAAGACGCTGTTCTGGCAGGAGTACGACGAAGGCAGCCTCCAGGTGCAACGGTGGCCGGATGGCATGGTCACGATGCGGGTGAACGACGACGGCCCGCTGGTGCTGACCGCCGAGGAATACGCGGACGTCGTGGCGCGGCTGACCGGGAAGGAAACGACCAATGGACGAAAAAGACCTGACGCTGCGGATCGTCCGAAACGGCGTGCTCGAGCGGCTACGGACCCTTCCGCCTGAAGCGTTCGCGTTGGTGGTCTTCGGTATTTTAGAAGCGGAGCACCAGTGGCCGGTAGACTTCTCGGAGTTGTGCGCGTGGGCGCGATTGTATTTACAGGTGGCGCGAGCGGCGCCACGGGAAGGAAGCGGCAATGAGCGTCGAGATTCAGCCTGACGGCAGCGTGCATCCGTCGATCGAGGACAAGCGACACGAGGGGCCTGACGACGCGCGCGTGTGCCGTCCCGCAGAGGGAGCGCCGGTATGCCCGTGGTGCCACGCCGCGCCGACCGATGTTGACAGCATCGGCAACCTCTGGTGCGAGCAGTGCGGCTGGTACGCCGTCTGCGCGAGCTGCGGAGTCGCCTATCGGCAGCCGCAGTCAAACCTCTGTCGAGACGGTCACGAGGCCGTGGGCGGCTACCATCCGTTTACGCCGTACTTCGACATCGGCCTCGGGAAAGAGATTTCGTCGCTGGCGGAGCGGAAGACGGAGATGCGGCGGGCGCACTTCGACTACCGGGACCACCCGTCGCCAGGCGAGCTCAGTGCCCGGAAAGACCGACTGCAGGAAACGCGGAAGGAGCGCATTCGGCAGTACGGGCCGAGAATGTGCGCGGAATCGTGATGTACGACCTCGTGCTGGCGCTCGCGGACCGCGTCGTGCACGACGTGTTTCTTCGCATTCGTGCCGATCACGTGCTACTTCTCTCGGACCAAGCCGACTCGTGCGAGCATCGGTGGGTCGATCCCACGCTGGACGCGGACCAGCGGGTACCGCTACCGATAACAATCGGGTCACATCCGCGCGAGATGACCGCAGGCGGCGTGTACACGTGCGTGCGCTGTCAGGGTATCTGTCTCACGAAACCCTCGGCCTCGAAAGGACACCGACCATGTTGACTGTGACGCTCTTGCTCGTGCTCGCGGCGTTTATTTGCGTCGTGCTCGAAGCCCTCGGCAAGTGCCCGCCGTGGGTCTGGGGCCTGTTGCTGGTCGTCGTGCATCTGCTCGCCGTGCTGCCCCGATAAGGCTGATGCAAGCCTATCCACCGGATCAGCGGAACGTCTCTCCGACCGAACGGGCGCCGTACGGGACTGCCTGTCGTCCTGGCGCGCACGTCGGCGGCGTCCGTGAGGCCACGCATCGTGGCGACGGCTTCTGGGAGCGCCAGACGATCTGCAACACCTGTGAGCAGGTTCGCTCGACGGAGCGGTTCTACACGAAGCGGGAGACATTCTGAGATGAGCCCGCGTCCCGTGCGAGGAATCCTCCTCCGACTATCGTGTGGAGGCGGCCTTCGAGGGAACACGGGGCGCGGGCTCGACGTGAAAGGGAGACGATGATTCGAGCACGATTAGTGGATCGTGATGGCGACTCCTGCTGGATCGACCCGGCGGCCGTCGTAGTCGTGAAGGCACGCCAACCGCCGAGGCCGACATTCTGGCGTCAGAATCCGCCTTCACAACCACGACTGATTATCCGATTTAGCGACGGGTGGGGCGGTATTCTCATCGTAGACGACACGCCGGCGAATCGAGCCGCCTTGAACCTGATCCCGTGAACCTGCCCGAACTTCAGGCCCTCGTGGATCGCATCCTCCGGCTGCTCGGACGCGAGCGCGTCACCGGCGGGCAGCTCGTGGTGCATTTCGACCGGGGTGGACACGTCCAGGGCGCCGACGTGATGCAGACGTACCGCCCGCCGCCGCCGCCGACGCGCCACGCGAAAGGGCGCCATCTTGACAAACCGTTGACCTGAAGCGCACACTGCACAGCTAACAGACCGAACTCGAACCGGGCTCCACGGCACACACCGAAG